AGTGAAGATGATATTGCAAGGCGTAATACGATTGCAAACCTACTTGCAGAATGGGGATTGATAGGATTGGTAGATGATACTAAGTCCGCTGATCCAGTAGCACCATTATCTCAAATCAAAGTGCTACCTCATAAAGAAAAGAATGACTGGATACTCACAGCAAAGTATAACATTGGAAAGAAAAAATAAATAATGAAAACTAATTTTAATCATGTAGAAGATTTTATGACAGCGTTTGGACAAGAAGTAAAAGCAGAACCAGATCATCCAGACGAAGCCACTCAACAATTAAGAATTGAATTGATTGAGGAAGAATTGAATGAATTGAAAGAGGCTGTTGAAGATAAGAATATTATAGCGATTGCTGATGCTCTCACTGATATTCTGTATGTTACCTACGGTGCGGGACATGCTTATGGTATGAACCTTGATGCATGTTTCGCTGAGGTACAGCGAAGTAATATGAGTAAACTTGGTGAAGACGGTAAGCCTATCTATCGTGAAGATGGTAAGGTGCTGAAAGGGCCTAACTATTCTGAACCAAATCTATACGAAGTTTTGTTCTCAACATATCTTGATGCCCGGGCAAAAAAGATCGCTGAGAACTCTTGAAATATAGTGTGATAATCACTATATACTAAGTAAGCGCCATAATGGGCTTACACAACCACAATCTTGCTTAATAGGAGATTAGCATGACACATTTAACACAATTCGATATGAATCGACTCACCCCTTATGCCGTCGGCTTCGACCGCATGTTCAACAATCTACAGAGATACGCTGAACACCAGAAGCAATCGACTGGCTTTCCACCATACAATATACGCAAAGAGAATGAGACAGATTTCTTCATTGAAATGGCTGTCGCAGGTCTTACTAAAGAAGATGTTGAAGTAGAATATAAACAGGGTGAAGTCACTGTTCGCTCCACATATGATAAATTAGATGACACTGGTGAAATGATTCATCGTGGCATCTCAATGAAGAAGTTTGATCGCAAGTTTACTCTTGCCGATGATATCATTGTGAAGGACGCTGAACTCGCAAATGGTATGCTCACGATTCAACTTGAGCGAATCATTCCCGATGCTAAGAAGCCTCGACTAATTAATATTAAATAAAGCACTAAATAGGGGGGTAAAACCCCCTATTTTTTTATGCAGGAGATATAAATATGGCAGCAGAAAACTATCAAAAATGTTTAGAGGCAATTCTTCATCACGAAGGCGGATATGTAAATCATCCGAAAGATCCTGGTGGCGAAACAAATCTAGGCATGACAAAAAGAGTGTATGAGGAATGGTGTAAAGTTAATGACTTGTACCAGAAAGATATGAAGGATTTGATCGTTGAAGATGTTGCACCGATTTATAAAAAAAATTACTGGGATAGGGTCAAAGGTGACCGGCTACCAAATGGCCTTGACCTTTGTGTATTCGACTTTGGTGTTAATGCTGGTACTGGTCGGGGGGCAAAGTTTCTTCAAGCAATCGTTGGCGCAGGACAAGATGGAGCCATCGGCCCTGGAACTCTCGGTAAAGTAGAAGAATATCTCAATATCAATTCAGTAGAAGAAGCGATTATGGAATATCAGCATAGACGCCAAAACTACTATCAGTCACTAAAAACTTTCGGCACTTTCGGTCGTGGTTGGACACGGCGTGTGAACGAGACCACTGAAATGGCTCTTGAGATGTTGGATTAATGTATTTGAACGCAACATTTTTATTTACATCATTATTCTTACTCATATTAGGTCTTTTTGCGTATGAATACTATGAAGGTAATCGGCGCATAGAAGAGAGAAGAATCGAACTTTCAGTGTCAGATAGGTCTTGACAAACCGTATAAACTTTGATATATTTACAGCATGAGATTTTATACAAATACATACACTCGTGGCAATCTTGTCTACATTCGTGGCTATGATAATGGTCGGCGTTTTGTAGACAAGATTCCTTACTCCCCAACATTCTATCTGGCTTCAAAGCGAGATTCTAAATTCAAAACAACCAACGGTGTGCCTGTTGAGCCAGTTGAGCAAGGGTCTATTCGTGAAGCAAGAGATTTCGTAAAGCGATACGAAGATGTATCAGGCTTCACTGTCTACGGCTCAACCATGTATGAGTATACATGCCTCAATGAGAAGTATGGTAATGATTATGATATCGACCATATTCGTATTGCTAACATCGACATTGAGGTTGGTTCCGAAGAGGGTTTTCCTGAGCCAGCACTGGCTAATCAGCCGATCACTGCTATCACTGTCAAACAGAAAGGTAGAGTGTTTGTGCTTGGCGTTGGCGAATTTAAGAATGAACGACCTGACGTTATGTATATGAATTGTAAGACCGAAGACAAACTGATTATGAACTTTCTTGATCTCTGGGAGAAACTTGACGCAGATATTGTCACTGGTTGGAATGTTCGGTTCTTTGATATTCCTTATCTGGTCAATCGTATCACCCGTCTGATGGGTGAGAACATGGCCAAGAGAATGTCTCCTTTGCGTAATATGAATCATCGCAAGATTCAGCAATGGCAACGAGAGCAAGAGTGTTATGAACTCGCTGGTCTGGCGACACTAGACTATCTTGAGTTATATCGCAAATTCACATATTCACAACAAGAATCATATCGTCTTGACCATATCGCCCATGTCGAAGTTGGCGAAAAGAAACTTGACTATTCCGAGTTTGCTAACCTGCACCAGTTGTACAAAGAAGACTATCAAAAATTCATTGAGTATAATATCAAAGACGTTGAACTGGTTGAGCGTATTGATGACAAGATGAAGTTGATTGAGACCGCCCTAGCGATTGCGTATGATGCTAAAGTGAACTATGCAGATGTATTTACTCAGGTTCGTCTGTGGGATGTTCTGATGCACAACTATCTACTCGACAAGCGAATGGTAGTGCCACCAAAGAAGTCTAGCATCAAAAACCAGCCATATGCTGGTGCTTATGTCAAAGACCCACAAGTCGGTATGCATAAGTGGATTATGTCTTTTGACTTGAACTCTCTGTATCCACATCTGATTATGCAGTACAATATCTCACCAGACACTTTCGTTGAAGGTAAGTTGCATAACACTAGCATCGAAAAACTACTACAGCGTGAAGTACCAGAGACTGAGGGCCATGTCATGGCTGCCAATGGCCACTTCTTTGAGAAAGGCAGACAGGGCTTTCTTCCTGAGATGATGCAGACAATGTATGATGAACGGGTTCTGTATAAGAAAGAGATGATCACTGCACAAAAAGAACTAGAAAGCGCCACCGACAAAGGCCGAAGATATGAGATCACAAAGAAAATCTCCAAGTACAAAAACTTGCAGATGGCAAAAAAGATCCAGTTGAACTCTGCTTATGGTGCGCTTGGTAATCAATACTTTCGCTTCTTTGATGTTCGTCAAGCCGAAGCGATTACGATGTCTGGTCAACTTTCGATCCGCTGGATTGAAGAGCGTCTTAACGAATACCTGAACAAACTGCTTGATACGGAGGCTAAAGATTATGTTATTGCGTCAGATACGGATTCAGTATACATCACTTTTGACCACCTTGTTGATAAGGTGCTTAAAAAGAGAGAAGATGAATCGTCGGACTCGTTTTGTGGGCGGGTGGTTGACTTCCTCGATAGAGTCGCTACAGAAAAAGTCGAACCATTTATTGATAAGTCTTATCAAGACCTTGCCGAAATGATGAATGCGTATGACCAGAAGATGTTCATGGCCAGAGAAGTCATCGCATCGAATGGCATATGGACTGCAAAGAAGCGTTACATGCTCAATGTCTACGACAATGAGGGTGTAAGATACACTGAACCCAAACTGAAAATGATGGGGATCGAAACTGTCAAATCATCAACTCCGGCACCATGTCGTGATGCTCTAAAGAAAGCCATCGACATTATTCTGAATCAGAACGAAGAGAGCGTTCAAAAGTATATCGCCGATTTCAGAAAAGAGTTTGGTAATCTGCCATTTGAAGATATCGCTTTCCCTCGCTCCTTGTCTGATCTAAATAAATATGACAGCAAGAACAGAGATAATCTAGAGGTGTTGAAAGGCACACCCATGCATGTGCGTGGTGGATTGGTCTATAATCATCTAGTCAGACTACATAAACTTGAGAAGACATATCCTCTGATTCAGGATGGTGAGAAGATCAAATTCTGTTATATGAAAGAGCCTAATGGCACTGGACAGAATGTCATCTCAATTATCAATGTATTACCACCAGAGTTTGATCTAAGCAAGTATATCGACTATGATATTCAGTTTCAGAAAGCATTCACTGATCCTCTCAAGGGTATTCTGGATGTGATAGGCTGGAAGACTGAGAAGATTGGTTCGCTTGAAGATTTCTGGAAATAGAGAAGGAACAAATATGACAGATTTTGATTTTGGCTTCACAGCCGTAACCGAAGAAGAACTTGCGGTTGTTCAAAAAACACAATCATTGGCAGATGATGCTGAACAAATGGCATTGACAGCCCAGCAAAAATGTGATACTATGTACAATATGATAAAGCCATTGCTAAACAATCTGGCCGCAAATCCTGATAAGGATTATATCTACTGGCCAGGCAATGTTCGTATGCAAAAGATTGAAGAATTTAGTGATCAACTAGACGGAGTTTATAACGGATGAGTTTTCTTAATAATGTAATTGCTGGCATTGATAATACAAATATCATTGCTACAGGTGAGAATAGTTCAGAATTTTCTGGATCAATCGACACAGGATCTTATATTCTAAATGCGGCTATGTCTGGTAGTTTGTATGGTGGTGTGCCAAACAACAAGATCACGGCATTCGCAGGGGAATCTGCCACCGGGAAGACCTTTTTTGTACTAGGCGTATTGAAGAAGTTTCTTGATGATAATCCAGATGGCGGTGTTATCTACTTTGATACTGAAGCCGCTGTAACTAAAGATATGATGGAGACCCGAGGCATTGATGTAAATCGTGTTGTCATTTCAGAGCCACAATCTATCGAAGAGTTTCGCACAAATGCTGTGCGTATGCTGACTTCATATCTTGATAGTAAAGATCAGCCACCAATGATGATGGTGCTTGATTCACTTGGTATGCTTTCATCAGCCAAAGAACTTGAAGATGTTGAGAGTGGCAAGCAAACAAGAGACATGACCAAGTCGCAGTTGTTGCGTGGTACTTTCCGTGTGCTATCACTGAAACTTGCTAAAGCAAACGTGCCTCTGCTTGTTACAAATCATGTATATGATGTAATTGGCTCATACATTCCGACTAAAGAAATTTCTGGTGGATCTGGACTGAAGTATGCGGCATCATCTATAGCCATGCTTAGTAAGAAGAAAGACAAAGATGGTACCGATGTAATTGGTAATATCATCAAGGTGACAATGCATAAGTCACGATTTACCAAAGAGAACAAGAAAGTGGAAGTGAAACTGTCGTATGATAAAGGTCTAGACAGATATTACGGCTTGCTAGACCTAGCAGAAAAGTATGAGATTATCAAAAAAGTCAGTACTCGTTATGAAATGCCAGATGGTTCTAAAGTGTTTGGTAAAGCAATCAATGAAAACCCTGAGAAATACTTTACTGATGAAATTATGGCTCAACTTGAGGTGGCCGCAAATGCAGAATTTTTGTATGGTCAAGATGATGTAGAAGATAAAAAAGTAGAAGAGGTAGTAGACGCATGATTAAAAAATTCTTAAAAAAACTCGCAAAAAACGTATCGACAATTTTATTGACAGTGGGTCTAGTGTATTCTTTTGCCACAGTTGGTGAAAGATGGCTTGGCGATTCACTTTGGGGACTTATAATCTTTGTGGTTGGTTTGCTTGTACTCTGGGTAGCAGAACGAAGTTGGGATGAAGCAAAACGAGATGTTTGAAGTAATCCAACATGATGATGCATTCCATGAAGACCTACAATGCATCCATATAACAAAGGGTGACTTTCAAGGAATCATCTTTCAATATGATAATATTCGTTTAGAAGAAGAAGATGATGATCCAAAGATCAGTTTCAATTTCATTACAGTCAAAAATGAAAATAATCTGGACTTGACATCCGATGAATTTGTGAGTATACTAAGCGAAATTCTACACGAACTGATTAGGAGTTATATTGATGCGGATCGAACTGATGGTGCTGAAACACCTTCTCAATGATGAAGGTTATGCCAGACGTACTTTGCCATATCTCAAAGGAGATTATTTCCAAGAGAGGCGTGAAAGAACTGTTTATGAAGAGATAGATAAATACATTTCAGAATACAATGCTCTTCCTACACGGGAAGCATTGATAATTGAACTTGATACAAACAGTAAAATATCTGATGAGGACTTCTCTGAATGTAGTAATCTCATTGGTGGTCTTACTATTGAGGAAGAAGTCGATAAAGAGTGGCTAATTGAAAAGACTGAAAAGTTCTGCCAGGAGAAAGCCATATACAATGCAATCATGCAGTCGATATCAATTATTGAAGGTGAGGCTAAAAGTGACAAAGGAGAAATTCCTGAGTTACTATCTGATGCGCTTTCTGTGTCTTTTGACCCTAGTGTCGGCCACGACTTTCTGGATGATAGTGATGATCGGTGGGACTTTTATCATCGCATTGAAGAGCGTATTCCATTCGATATTGAATACCTCAATACAATCACTAAAGGCGGTCTACCGAAGAAATCACTGAACATTATTCTTGCTGGTACCGGTGTTGGTAAATCGCTCGCCATGTGCCATATGGCATCTGCTAATCTACTAGATGGTAAGAATGTTCTCTATATTACTATGGAAATGGCAGAAGAGAAGATTGCTGAACGTATTGATGCCAATCTATTGAACGTCACGCTGGACGATCTTGGTGCCTTGTCTAAAGAGATGTATAATAAGAAGATTGCCAGAGTGAAAGGCAAAACGTCTGGTAAGTTGATCGTCAAAGAATATCCGACAGCATCGGCACACACAGGTCACTTCAGACATTTGCTCAACGAATTGAGATTGAAGCGTTCATTTACACCAGATATTATCTATGTTGATTATCTAAATATCTGCATGTCATCACGGATCAAGTCTGGTGCTAATGTCAACTCGTATACGCTGATCAAGTCGATTGCAGAAGAACTAAGAGGATTGGCTGTTGAAAGAGTGGTGCCTATTGTATCGGCGACACAGACTACAAGAAGTGGCTTTTCAAACTCTGATGTTGGTCTTGAAGACACTTCTGAATCGTTTGGTCTGCCAGCAACGGCTGACTTTATGTTTGCTCTAATCAGTACTGAAGAACTACAAGAACTCAATCAGATCATGGTCAAGCAGTTGAAGAACAGATATAATGATCCCACATACTATAAGAGATTCGTTGTGGGTGTTGATCGGGCAAAGATGCGTCTGTATGATGTAGAACAAGAAGCGCAAGATGGTATAACAGATAGTGGTCCTGTTATGGATAATTCTGAATTTGGTGAAAGATATCAAGAGGAAGAATCTATGAAGTGGGCTACAAAGAAAATGGGAAGAAAGGATTTTAGTGGCATAAAGGTATGATCGAAATAGCAGTAGTCGCCGCAATATCTTGTAATCTAGTTTCTCAAAATATTGATAAAGATAGTCCAGAGCAAGATAGGATGTGCGTATATAAATGTCAGAATAGAAAGAAGCCAGAAGTGGTTTACACTAATCCAATTTACTGGTGTCCCAAGCAACTATATGTGAAAAGGAAAGACTGATGACCTATGAAGTTAGACGACATGGCGAGATGTATAAGATTTATGAAAACACAACTCAACAATATATCTTCAAATCTAACAAGCGAATCACTTGCGAATCGCATTGTGAAAAGTTGAATAATGGGTCAGGATTTGAAGGAGAAACACCCAAATTTTTCAGTATCTTAACTAAGACGGTTGACAGCACTGAATTTGCCTGATATATTATACACTTCTACTACTGAGGTACTATGATTTATATCAACGTGACAGGAACTAGAAACAAGAAGAAAGCGGCTCTCGCAAGGGATGCCGCTATCTTTGCTTTTGAACATCTGATGCCTAGAATGAAGAAACAGGTCGACCTTGAAATAGTATTTGCCAAACTAGATGGTATTTGTGCGGATCAAGTTGAGACTGGTGATCGTGAATTTGAAATTGAGGTTGATAATAAATTGCAGGGCGATGAATTGCTGACTGCAATCTTCCATGAAGTTGTGCATTGTGTGCAAGACTTGCGTGGTGGTAAAAGTGATTGGGACAAGCCATATTATGAGCGTCCCCATGAAATTGAGGCTTACGAAAAACAAGAAATTATTTTAGAAAAATGGCAAAAAGGGGTTGACATTTTGGCCAATCCTGCTACATTGTATAAGTAAGTTGATTAGTGATTCGCAAAAGAGAGAGGTTTGATTATGGCTTATATTTCACAAGAACAGAAGAAAGAACTTGCCCCCGCTATTAAAGCAGTTCTCAAGAAGTACAATATGAAAGGTACTATTGGTATTGATCGCCACACCAGCCTTCGGGTTCGGGTCAAAGAAGGACCGCTCAATTTTGATGAGTATGAACAAGTCAACACTTATCATATTGAAAAGTTCTACGGTGAAGGTACCAAAGAAACCGCTTTTCTGAATGAACTGGTCGCCGCTATGAAAGGCACCAAGTGGTACAACAACAGCGACTACATGACCGACTACTTTGACATTGCTTACTACATTGATATTCATGTCGGTCAGTGGGACAAGGCTTACGTTCAAACTGCTTAGAGAGAGGTTAATATGAGCAACATTTACAATGAAATGATGAAAGAAACTATTCTTGATGAAGTATTAGCAATGACTGTTGAAGAACTTCAAAATGCTATGAATGATAGAAATATAGCAGGAACCACTGTTGTTGATGAAATTGTTGAGAATGTGGTTGAAAAAATCTTTGAAGAAATGTGTGAATAGGAAATTAAAATGTACAGTTACACTAAAACATCCATGACCATCAAAGAGTTTATTTTGCGTTACGGTGAGATTGATTGTCAGCCGGTAGGCCAGAGACTTGATACTGAAACATCCTTTGAATCTGGTAGCCGTGAGACAAAGGCTCAAGGTATAATCAATTCTATTTTAATAGGAATAGATTTGGGCCAGATTACCGTGCATGAAGTTAATGACGGTGATTATGTCTATGAGAGTATTGATGGCGGTCACCGAAAGCGGTATATTAAATCATATTTTGAAAATAAGTTTCGGGTAAATGGTAAGTTTTATCGGGATCTATCTAAGGAAGAGAAAGATCATTTTCTGAACACTGAATTGTCATTTGTCATTTATAGCAAGGGCATGAATGTTTGGGATATTGGCCATATCTTTCGGTCTCTCAATAAAACCACTGATGTCAATCATCAAGAGATGCTTAATTCATATGGCAATATTCCTATCGCCAATGCAGTTAGAAATACTGTACGACCAGTACATGGTGTGAATAACAAATTTCATAATCTATTTGAGTTTAGCCAGCGTGACGGCAAACCAAAGAACTTTTTGAATATTCAGTTTGACAATAAGCGCCTTAAAATTGATCAAATTGTGGCTCGCATATTCTATCGTTATTATGATGGTGGTGGGCTTGGTTCCGCTGATGATAAGAAT